AGGCGTGGATGCGCTGGAAGGGCTGCGCGATCTGCTGTGCGAGGCAACCGGCAGGGACAAGCGCCAGTATGAAGGGGTCAGCCCCACCGGGCTGTACGCTCTTGTCCGCATGGTCGAGGAACGCCTGCAATACGCGCGCAGCGGCATGGCCGATTACGCGCCGCGCGGCTGGAAACCGCCGCAAGCCTGAAACCGCTGCGGCCCCTGTCACGGGGGCCGCGCCATGACCCTGTTCCGTGGCCTTGCCGGGCAGATCGAAGAGGCGATCGGGCGCGAGGCGACTGCCACGCTGCTGGCCCGCTGGGGCGGCTGCCAGATCTCGGTGCCGGTCAAGGCCGAAGGATCGGCGCTGGCCGGTGTGATCGGTGTCGGGGCTGCCACGCAGCTGATCGCGGTGTTCGGCCATGGCAAGATGACGCTGCCCTGCGCCGATGCGCGGGGCATGAAGCGGCGGCGGGCCGAGGCGATCCGGATGCTGCGCGCCGGGTACTCGCTGCAGGAGGTGGCGCTGGCCTGTGATCTGCACACGCGCACCGTGTCGATGTACCGGGCACATATCGAGGACGAGGCCGGATCACGGCAGGGCATGCTGCCCCTTTGACAGAGGCACCGCCGATGTGCCAGCCTCTGGGCAGGTGCTGATCACAGCGCCGCCTTGCACCCCCCGAAACCTTTCAAGGTCACATCCGCCCCCCTGATTTGCGAAGGTCATCCGGTATCCACCGGGGATTGTTCATGCGCATATCAGAGCCGGGCCTTGCCATGCTTGAAGCCGAAGAGGGCGTGGTGCTGCGCGCCTATCGCTGCCCGGCCGGGGTCTGGACCATCGGGGCCGGGCTGACGGCGGCCTCGGGTGTCGTGAAGCCTGGCCCCGGCATGGTGATCACGCCGGAGGCTGCCAAGGACCTGCTGGCCAAGGCGCTGGCAAGAAACTACGAACCCGCCGTGGACCGCGCCATGCAGCCGGGTCTTCCGGTGGCGCATGAATTCGACGCCGGGGTGATGTTCCATTTCAACACCGGGGCCATCGGGCGGGCCAGCTGGGTCAAGGCCTGGATCGCGGACAATGCCGGTGCCGCCCGCAAGGGGCTTGCCGCCTGGACCAAGGGCGGGGGCAAGGTGCTGCCCGGTCTGGTCAAGCGCCGGGCGCGGGAGGCGGACCTGCTGCTGAATGGGGTTTACCTGCCCGTTAAAGCGGCCCCGGAAGCCGTGCAGCCGAATGGCCGCGCCCGCATTGCCCTGCCGCTGTCGGCGGCGGAATTCAGCGCGGCGCGGGCGGCGCTGGCCGGGCTGGGCTATGCCGTCGGCACCGATCCGATCCGGATCACCGCGCAGGCGGTGCGGGCATTCCAGGCCGATCATGATCTGACGGTCGACGGCATTCTGGGCCGGGCCACCCTGTCCACCCTGCAGCGGCGCATCGATGCCCGGCGCAAGACCGCTGTTGCGGCCCCGGCAGTGGTCATGACCGGTGCGGGCGCCAACACCGGCTACACCGATGCGCTGGCGGGCCTGCCCTGGGCTGGGGCTGCCGCCCTGTGCCTGGTCCTGATCTGGGCTGCATGGCTCGCCTCCACCTACCGTGATGCGATTGCCGCCCTTGTCCAAGGCCGTCTGCCCGGCCTGGCCCGTTTACTGAGGAGTTTCTGATGTCTGCCCTGATTGCCCTTGCCGCCCAGGTGGGCGCGCCCTTTGTCGAAAAGGTCCTGTCGCAGAAGCTGGGCAAGGCCGGTGGTGCGCTGGCCGGTGATGTGATCCGCACCATTGCCGATCTGGCCGGGGTTGCGCCCGAGGCGCTGGACGGGTTTGCCGCCAAGCACCCCGATGTGGTGCGCCAGGCGATCACCGATACCGAGGCCCTGGCCCCGGAGATCATCGCGCTGCACAGGGCAGAGCTTGATGCCAGGCAGGCCATCTTTGACGCGGAGCGGGCCGAGCCGGTCTGGGTGCGGGCCTGGCGGCCGCTGGGCATGTACGGGCTGGGCGTGCTGTGGTTCTGGAACGTGATCTTCCTGCATGTGGCGAATGCCTGGTGGAAGATCGCCCTGCCGCCGATGCCGTTCGAGCATCTGATGGGGATCAGCGCGCTTTACATGTCGCTCTACATGGGCGGGCACACGGTCAAGGATGTGGCTGCCAAGTGGATCGGCAAATGAGCGGGGATGTGCTGAACATCAGCCCGCTGGTCGCCTGGGTGGTGGCCCTGAACATGCTGCTGACCTTTGCGCTGACGATCTGGAACCTGATGGCCTCGGGCAGCCGGGCCAATGCCAAACGGCTGGATGCCCATGCGGATCAGCTGCAGCAGCACGAGGCCCGGATCAGCACGGTGGAGCAGGGGCAGGAATCGCTGCCGTCGCTGCAGAACATTCATTCGCTGGAACTGGCGATCGTGCGGCTTGAAGGCGAGATCAAGTCGGTGTCCCAGGTCATGGCCGGAAACGTCGCCATCATGGAGCGGCTGGAAAGTGTTGTCGCGCGGCATGACGCGCATCTGCTGGAGGCAGGCAAGCGATGAGCGACTATGGCGATCTGGTCCGCAAACACCGCCGCCTTGCCATCCTGCGCCATCTGGAAGCCTGCGCGGAGTATACCAGCAACGGGTCGATCCTGCAGTCGGTGCTGATCGGCGTGGGTGTGCCATCGACCCGCGATCAGGTGATCACCGAACTGGCCTGGCTGCGCGAACAGGGGTTCGTGACTTATGAGGACCGGGCAGAGTTCATCGTGGTGACCGCCACCGCGCGCGGCTGCGAACTGGCGCGCGGGCTGGCCACGCATCCCGAGGTCCAGCGCCCCGGCCCGAGGCGCTGATCATGCCCGCCCCCCGCAAGGTCGATCTGCTGCCGCCCGAGCTGAAGCGCTGGCTGGAGGCGGAACTGCGCACGCGCGGCTTTGCAGGCTACGAGGCGCTGGCCGAGGCGCTGAACTGGAAGCTGGAGGAAGAGGGGCTGGAGCTGCGCATCCAGAAGTCCGCGCTGCACAGCTTTGGGGCCGAGTATGCCGAGTTCGTCAAGGTGCAGGAAGCGGCCAGTGCCTGGGCCACCGAATGGATGTCCGAGGCCGGAATCGGCGACGAGGCGAAGCGGCACAACGTGCTGTTCCAGATGATCACTGCGCTGGCCTTCAAGGTGATGCAGGCGCAGATGACCAGGGCGGGCGACGAGATTGACCCCAGGGAACTGGGGTTCCTGGGCAAGATGATGAAGGACATCATGAGTTCCGCCGGTATCCGCGAGCAGCTGGTGGCGGCCGAGCGCAAGGCGCAGGCGGCGAAGCTGGATCAGGCGGTGGCGGCAGGCGAGGTGACGGAAGATTTCCGGGCCGAGGCGCGGCGGATCATGGGGTTTGCGTGATGGCGGCGCTGGGTGCCAAGCTGCGGAAGCTGGAAGGCGGGCGCATGGCGTTCTGGTGCCCCGGCTGCGAGCGGGCGCACCAGATCGCAGTGTGCCATGACCTTTTCCCTGACGGGCCATGCTGGGGCTTTGACGGGGATTTCGAGCGACCGAGCTTCACGCCGTCGATCTTGATGAACGGGCCGGGGCCGACGCATAACCCCGACGCTCCGGTTTGCCGCAGCTACGTCACCAAGGGGCGCATCCTGTATCTGCAGGACTGCACGCACCGGCTGGCCGGTTGTACGGTCGATCTGCCTGACTGGCCAGATGGGGGGTTATGATGGCAACCCCGGCACAGGTGGCGAATGACCTTGCGGTGCAGGCGGATTACTTCGCGAAGCGCGACCATGACATAGCGCAGCTTTGCCGGGATTCGGCGCGGGTGATCCGGGCGATGATTGCCGGGCAGCCGGTTGACGGGCGCACTCTGAGCGGTGTCATGACCCGGCTGCAGGGCTACAATTCCCGGCCACGCGCGGCGGTGCAATCGCAGATCGACAAGTCGCTGGAGCGGGCGATGGTCACGATCAACGAGCTAAATGCCGCGCCGTCAGAAAGCAGAAACGGGGGGTCGCGCCATGCCGTTTGATGACACCGGGTCGGGGGGGCATCGCGGCGGCGGGCGCAGGGGCAACACCGACGACATCGCTGCGGTCTTGTTCTTCTTGCGGGGCGCGGCTGCCGAGGAACTGATGTTCAACACGTTCCGGGGGCGCGATGCCTTCGACGCCTTCTGCCGTCTTATTGACGTGCCGCCCGACGATGTGTGGGATCGCACCGGCGAGGTCGCATGAGCGCCCTTGCCCCGGACAGCCCGCTGATCCGCTTCCTGCCCTATCAGCGGGCCTGGATCGCCGATCAGTCGCGGTTCAAGATCGGGATGATGACGCGGCGCGGCGGCAAGACCTTTGCATCGATGGGCGAGGTGGCGGCGGATTGCACGGCGGCCGAGGCCGAGGGGCGCAAGACGCGCTGGACGATCCTGTCGCGGTCGGAAGGCACCGCAAAAGAGGCCCTTGAAGACGCCCTTAAACCGATGGTCCGGGCCTATTACGAGGTGCTGCGGGGTCTTGCCCGGAAGCAGGAACCGGTGTTCGAAGAGGGCGAGTTCCGGGTGCCTGCCCACCGCGAAGAGGTGACGGCGGGCGGGCAGACCACAGTCATCGAAGTGCCCGAGGCCAGCTACAAGACGCAGGAAGTGCGCTTTCCCGGTGGCAGCCGGGCCATTGCGCTTTCGGCCAGCCCGGATGCCGCGCGCGGCTTTGGCGGCAACCTGCTGCTGGACGAGTTTGCCTTCCACAGGGACAGCCGCCGCATCTGGGCCAGCGCATTTCCGGTGGTGGCGCGCGGCGGGCACAAGCTGCGCGTGATCAGCACCCCGAACGGCAAGGGCAACAAGTTCTACGAGCTGATGACGGCGGAAGGCGACACCTGGTCGCGCCATGTCACGGACATCTATCAGGCGGTG